AAAATCATCTTCTTCTGATCTTCCGAGAATTGAATGCCGGCACGCGACATCGCCGATAGATTCGCGATCGGGTCATTCATCGCCTTGCCTACCATGACGATCGCCGATTGCAGGTCCATTCCCATGCGAGCAGCCAAGTCCTGAGCGGCGATCATCGTCGGCTTGAATGCACCTTCGCGAATGTTAGTAAATGAGAGCAGCACCGAACTCGCGGCGATGGTTGCCTCGTCGCCAAATGTCGTTATGCCCTGGCGTTGTGCGGCGAATTTCTTGATCTCCTCCGCGGTCAGTCCGGCCTGGTGTCCGGTCGATTTCAGCGCGGCGGTTAGTTGTGCCTCGGCTTGCTCTTGTATTGCGTAAGCGGCGAGCGATTTCTTCATTATCGACGCGACGGCAGCAAATGCTGCACCGGCGGCCATCAATCCTACTTTGAGCGCCTTGGTGGCCTTTTGAGTCGCCTTCGTTTTCTTAGATACCCGATCCATTCCCTTCTGGAATCCGGCAGTGTTAGCCGTCACGTTCGTCGCGAGTGTCCAGGAGGTTGCCATCAGTGCCTCCCGTTCTTTCGCTGGCGGCCGGCGGCAACCCACTGCTTCGCGACATCATCGACGCCCTGGTCGCGGTCAGGAAGCTGAACGTCTTTCATCTCGCGGAAGAAATCGGACAGTTTCATCAGCTCGTCGATCTCGCAGTCTTTGTAGCCGCAATGCGATCGGCAAGCGTTGAAGAGACGATGAGCCATCCGACCGTTGAGGCCGCCGAGCATTCCCATCTTCTCGTCGGTGTCGAACATTCGCTCGCCGTCGCCATCGACAATGCACCAGGACAGCAGCAGCCGGCGAGCGTTCATCAACGCATCGACACTCAGGCCATCGGCGGTCGCGATCGACGCCTCGGCGAATGTCATCTCGGCTTCGGTGAGGTCGCGAATCCGAATCCACGTCCAGCCGCCTACCCAGATCCAGCGGTATCGGCGGCGGAATAGCCGCGTCACCTGTTGCCAGCTCTCGAGCCTCATGGCACCTCCACCTCGTCGAGATCGTCGAGATCCGGCTCGTCGTTGTCGATGTCCGCGGCGACATGCAGCGAGGCCGAATCAACGAGAACTTGAGGCAGGCCGGCGCAGCGTGTGATCGTCACGTCGGGATGATCGGCCTCTAGAATCTTAAATACCTCGTCGCGGATCGCGTCGTACACCGCCTGCAAGCATGGCACGCGAAACACGAGCACGCCGTGCTTCAGATTCACTTCGCCGAAGTCCCGAAACGCTCGACCGCAGTCTGGGCAGATACAGAAGTCCTGACAATATGCAGCGTCGCACGGTTCGGCACTTTCAATCTCGACGTCGCATATTGTCAGCTCGTGCGGTGATGCCGAGATCGGCTCGCCGTTGAGCATCTCCGGATCGCCGGCTTTGTCGCGTGCGATCAGCCACATCTTCTTGAGTTCTATTTTCATTTTTTTTACGTCGCGTTTGTTAGCGTACTTCCCTCGCCCCAGGTGAAGTTAACCGTGACCGTCGTGATCTCGTTATTAACACGAGCACCGACCGCGACGTTGGTGATGAATGCCGTCGTCGATGCCTCTTTGCTTGCGGTCGATTCGCCGGAGAGAGTCGGATCGGTGACGGTGATCGTCTCGATCAGCGGGCTGCCGTCATCGATCGCTGCACGCAATGCCTTGACATCGGACATCTTCGCGAGTCCCTCGACCGTCACTTCGTCGTGATCCATAACGTCGCCGGGAATGTAAGCTTCGACGCCATCGGTGAGATCGGTTTTCGCGACACGCGGGATTGTGTTGCTCGATCCGCCGATGGATGTAGCCGCGATTGAGATGGCGGTCGTGCCGAGCGTCAGAGTCGATCCGCCGCCGGTAAAAGGTACGTTTGCTGCTGCCATGATTGCCTCCTTAGGACTTAGGTTGGCGTGCTAGTTGTTGCTTCCTGATAAATAACATCCGCCTCGATCGGACTGATGTATCTGGTCTTGAGCGATTCGCCGACTTTCGACTGCTCGAATGTGGTTGACTGGTCCCGCGTTTGTATCCAGAAGATCCAGACGCTCGAGACGGTGCCGCGGAATGCGTTCAGTTCGGCCCGGATCGCCAGTCGCAGGGAGTTCGCGGCGGCTCGCGTCGCGGCATAACAGTCGATCACCAGCGTCTCGGTGACGACGCCGGCGGCTCCGGTATTGTGCGTTGGATCATCGGCTCCGAGCGAATCGATCGTGCATGCCGGCAGTACGAGCGGTTGCCGCTTGCTCTTCGTCCTACTGTCTGGATCGTATTGTGGGAGCACATCGGGAAACATCCGAAACGCACCGCCGGTCGCCTGAATGAGATCCGTGACGCCGGACTTGCTGGCGAGGTGCGTTCTGATTGTGGCTGTGATGTCGGCCATCGTTACGGTTTCTTGCTCGCTGCGATTTTCTTTGCGGCTCGCTTCGCGTCGCGTTCTAGTTTCTTGGCGATTCCCTTCTTGCCGATTGACGGAATCTTTGGTTCTATTTTATTTCTCGAAGGTAGTACCCACGGATACGCTCGAGTGCGGCCGCCGTTTGCGGTGACGTGTCCGCGTTCGAGCCACGCACCTCGAGCCGCCCATATTTTGCCCATCAATCCGACGCGGTGCCCGATGTCGCCGTGTTTACTCTTCGCCTTCCCGCTGAGAGGCTTCATCTTCGGCATCCGCCATAAATCCTTCGGCCAGCCAGTCGGCCCGCGTGTTGATCTTGTTTTATTGCCTATACTTTTCAGCCTGCTCTTCATCTCGGCTTTGAGTTGTCGAGCGACCTCCGCGGTAAATGCCTTTGCGTATTTTGTTTCGAGGTTATGGGGGAGCACGAGCATCTCGTGCGACGCTTTCTCCCAACCTACGGTGTTAAAAAAGACGCCATCTTTCTTTGCCATCAGACTTCCAACTCCTTGCACTCGACGACGAGCGGCTCGCGAGGTGACTCTGGCTCGAGCACCGCGACGACAGATAGCACGCGGTCGCCTCGCGTGAATCGGTTGAGCGGCGAGACTGCAACACGCGGATCGAGTTCGAGCGTGTGCGTCACAATCGCCTCGGTCTGATCGCCTCGCGTCGTTTCGGTCGCGGACTTCGGCGTGCTGCGGACCCATACCGTTTTGATCGGTGTCCAGTCCTCGATCGGTTGGCCGTTCGCATCGAGTGTCGCGTTGTCGAACTCGATCGACCATCGCTCATTACGTCGGCGTCCGGTGTATTTTGCGGCGATCATTAGTCGTAATGTCCTGGCCTGAACTTGTGATATATTCGAAGGTACTCAGGCAGCCGACCGATTCCCTTATTGTGTTGAGCCACCTCATCGACGCCGTGGTAGATCGCGTCGATGTGCTTCTTCATCGCGTATGACAGCGACTCCGGCACATCGGTCGCCGCGGTGCCGTAGCCGGCGACATAGGTGATCGTGACCGCGTTTGTCTTGCCGGCTTGCGTCGCAGGCCAGGATGCTGTCGGAGTTAGCCGAATGCGCCCTACTTCGCGAGTTGCGTCCACGTCGTAGTTGGCACTGGAGAAGGTCTGAGAGCTGCCGTTCTCATCGATGTAGGTGATGCTCGACACGCTCGAGAGCGGCGGTCGCGGCAGTTCGATGGTATCGCTCGCCGGGAAGGCGTCGAGAGTCATCGCCCAAGTTTGCTGTAACAGGCTGCGTTCAGCTTCGAACTCGCAAGAATCGCGAACCGATTTGATCAGCTCGGTGATGTCGCGGAGATCCGCCTCGCCGTCGATGCGTGCGAAGTCGCGGACCTGCTCAAACGATAACGGCTCCACGGTCGGATCGACCGTGCGGCTTAATCCATATGGCATCGCTGCACCTTTGCTAAGGTTGAATGCCGGCCCATCGAATCGCGTCGCGTCGAGTCGCTACTCGGCGGCCGGCGTTTCGTTGGTTTTCGGTTTTCGCTTTCGCGATGTTTTCTTCGTCTTCGCGTTGGGATAATCCGCTCGGCCACTTCGGACGAGTGCATCCGCCACGCCATAGGGCAGGCTGACATTGCTGCCAGCCGCCCAATGACGCCACGCGCGGCGAAGAACCACTGCATTAGGCATTTATTACGCTCCGGTTTTGAGTGCGACGATCGCCTTGGCGGCCGAGCCACTCGACGCCTCGTGGACGTTGATGTCGATCCGCTGCGTCACGCGAACGGTCGTCACATCCTCGTCGAAAGCGTACTGATCGCTGGTCGCGACCTCGATCTGCTGCCGATCGCCCAACATCACGCCGTTGACGAAGTTGCCGAAGTAGGCAGACTTTGTCGCGACGGCTGTGGACGTCGGCATCTGGCTCGAGAAGTTCACCGGATATCCGAGCACCTGGCGAGCGATTCCCGCAGATCCTTCGGCGGCGGTCGATCCACCCTGAGCGAGGAGCAGCTTTTCCATGACGCTGTGGAAGAATGCTCGCGAGACGATCCAGCTCGCACCCTCGTGATGCTCGTCGGGAAGCAGTGCGACCACATCCTCGATGTCGCCGACCGTGATCGCTCCCCAAGTGTTGCCGGTTCCCTGCGTGACGATGCCCGCAGATTCGACCGCCGTGTTGAGGCCCGTCTCGCTTCCGTAGGTTGCGGAGCCGTCGCCGTTGATCAGCTCGTTGTCGTTCTGCAACGCGATCTGATAACCGGCTCGGCGAGCGACGCGGTCCACGATGCCGACGATAGAGTCAGCGACGAGTTCGCTGCTCACCTTCGTTAGCGTCGCACGTTTGACGACCGACAATGCAACCTGTGCGAAGACGAGATCACTAGCGGTGATCGCGGTCGCTTCGCCAGGATAGTAGACCGTCTGGCCGGACGAGATCTTTGCCTCGTTCAGCGTGTCGGCGACCATCGGCACCACGTCGCAGACGCGGTATGCGAGGCCGACTCTCTCGAGGTACTCGATAACCGCCGCGGCGAGCGGATCTGGCACCGTGAATCCGCCTTGAGCGTTGGTGCCTTCGGTCTGAGCGTTGAAGACGACGCCCTTCGAGTCGGTGTAGCGGATGCCGTATTCGCGGCAGAAGTCCTCGCCGTGCTCGTAACCGAGCATCGCCATCAGCTGCATGCCGGCGGCGTATGCGTTCTCGACGGCGAACTTGCCGCCGAAGCACTGCATCCGGTCGAACGTGCGGCCGCGGAGGTTGA